CGGTAGTAACTCGACCCGGCAGAATCTCCGTAAAGCCGTAAAGCTCAACAAATGAGCGCTCGTCTTCAAACTCGCTGTTTAAAACCCCGACTAACAAATAATAATACCCCTCAACGGCTTCCATTTTGATAGCGGTTTTACTTACAAGGAACGTCCCGGTCTGATTTGTCTTACTTACTTTCGCATACAGATAATAAGCCTCCGGTTCGGTTTTAGATGCCTGAAAGTAGAACTCCGACATATCCCAAAACTTGTACTCCGAGGTCTTGTGTGTGGACGAAATCGACTTTATCCCGAGAGTCTTGTGCTGGATTATTCCCGACGGAACATGCAAGGTCCTTGTCTTATCATCGTATGTAATAATATGGCCGACCTGGGAGGGATTCGTTTTACTGTCAACAAAATGATATTGTAGACTCTCGTCACCGAGTAACATCATCATTGTGTGAACCGTGATAGGACTGATCGATCCGGAAAAATTGAGCAAAGCGTTGGCCAACATCTCGAGAGTCTCTTTAGAGTCCCGGAAACGACGCTGAGTAAAAGAGAGAACCCCGTTTATCTTATCATCCGTAGATACCTCCCCTTGCCCTATCTTATCGAGCTCAGAGTTTACATTCACACCAACCGGTTTATTGGTAAGTTCGATCTCCGGAGCGAATCGACGACATAAATACTCACGTACGGAAGTTATACGGATCAAAAGAGGATCCGGAGATATATCCTCATCAGAGAACCGGATATATCCTCCCATAACGACTTTATCGCCGACCTCAGCCCACCGACCGGAAGTAAACAGCCCATCGAGGGACCCTTTTAATGAAAATTCAATATCTTCTTTCTCGTAGAAACACCGAACAGCTTCCCGGAACATATCCCAGCTAGCCCCTGATTGAGTCGCATCGTCGCAATAATAAGCCGCCGGTAAAGCGATATTGAAAACGGAATATTTATCTCCCTTTTGCGGTATATAAGGAGCCGTTCCCGGATAGATTATATTTCCCTCGGCTTGATTAGTAATCTTAAACCTCCGTTCTGCATGGACGTACTTTACATCAAATTCCCGGCTGGTCAAAGCTCCCGTTTCGAATTTGATAGTCATTGTAGTACCTTCCATTACACAAGCTGAAAAATCTAGCCCCTGAGGGATCGTTTCGTCTATAATATCATAGACGGTTTGCTCGTCGATTACGAACGATTCGACTTTTGTAACCTCTCCAACCCGGGACGGGTAGATATTCGTACCGTCAAAAGCATCCTCCGCTTTATCGGCTAGAGGCTTATCCGCACGATAAATATACGAACCGGACGGATCGGTCCTATAACGCCGGCCCTCATACGTTAATTCTTGTCCTAATGGAAGGTGTAAAAAATGAGATCCATAATCCTTATAGCTAATATTCTGACTCCCTCCCTGAACTAGCATTATAGCAGGAGGAAATGTTTCTTTTGTCGGCTGTTTTGAGATACCTTTCTTTAGACCTTTCCCCATACCGTAAGAAACAACTAGAGGATCATCTTTGAATTTTTCGACTTTCCGGAGGGAGATCCTCTTATTCTCTATATCCCACTCCGTATTAAATTCATTAGCTAAAGTATTCAGAACATCATAACACCAATTGACATTAAATGACAGCGTTTTTTCCGTTGCCTCTATACAAGTCCCTATCGACCAACCGGAATCACTCCTATTCAGGTTGTCGACAAGAAGTTGCAAAAACACACGTGGTTTTGCCGTCAACGTAAATTTGATCTCAAAAGGTACTGAGGAAAGAAATTTATATTTATACTTTTTCAGAATCTCCTTATAGCTGTCGAATGAGGCCGTATAGGAATAATTTCTCTTTCCCTGTTTAGTTACTGACGCCGGCCTATAAAGAGTATATCTTTCACCCATATATTCTATATATGAGTTAAGAGGAATATCTATCGGTAAGGTCGAAAGAAGATGCAAATAGACCCTATTATCGCCCATAATGGCCCGGCGACGATAACTATCGTCCTCCGGATCAATATCCATCAAAAGAGTACCGTTACTTTTGTATATTTTCATGCGTCAAATGATAGGAATATTTATTTCCACAAATGTACACAATTGCGTCCAATAGACGCAATAATAAATAAAGAAAAACAGGGAGATACCTCCCCCTGTCAATCTATTTTACTCAAAAAAGTTACTTGCCTGAGATTTACAAAGTACTCGGTATTCCTGGAACTCGTTCCATTCATTTTTAAAATCGACTCCCCGGACATTATCCGGATCCGATAAAGCGACGATCATATTTGACTGAATAGCGCTTTCGGCATCCGCTGTATATCTTTTGCGGATTAACCCAGATACGAAAGTATCGTAACTAGGGGCTTGGCAATCGATCATCGTTCCTCCGTCAGGAAAATCGCCTGTATAGGAATAAGCCGTTACAGGCTCTACGGGATCATTATTTGTTCTATTCTCCGGAACAAAATTCTCTATGATCTCCTCTCCTAAATAGAGAAGGTAATGACTATTATCGTATTTTTCAAAAGTCTTTTTATTGGTATAAATTTGTGTATACATAATCTGTTTTTATTAGTCGTCGGGATCTACTACTGTATAAAAGCAGTTTCCTTTGTCCCCGACGGGTTGTTTTAAAAATTTAGCTTCACAAGGATAATCCTCGAGTTCAGTTTCTTTAAAGACTTTCATCAAGGCCTCGGACCCGGTAAAGGTGATATGCTTAACCCACTCTTTTACTATTGATCCATCCTCTTGCTGAATTTCTTCTTCAATTTGAAACTGGATTGTCAACATTTCACCTCTATATTTTGAGGGACCTATTTCATACGCCAGCAAACGAACTACCCTATTCAAAATAGAATCGATATGCACTTTCGAGCCGTCTAGCTTTCCTGTGCTTTTTCTAATATCACTAAACTTTTTCATTTGATTTATTCCTAATTTATTAAGTAGATTTTTTGAATTGCAATGTACCATGAATCCAATACGGCTAGACAATTTCAACCGGATACCCTCGCTATCAAGGCCTTTCTTTCGGAGTTTCGTAACTTCCCTACAGAGTCCTATCTTATTCCGTTTTCGTGCCAAGACGTGAGTGTGATAAGTTACATAACCTACAAAATCAATCCCTCTCGCTTCGACCGGATAAATCTGATAGTTTTTCTTTAATTCAAGTCCACGATACTCATGTAGATATTGGTTGATTACGATAAGCAAACCATGTAGTTCCCTTTTAGAAGCCCCCAACAATACAATATCGTCTGCGTAACGATAATAATACCTAACTTTATATTGCTCCTTTAACAAATGATCCAATTCAGACAAAAAAACGTTTGCAAAATATTGGCTGAGATAGTTTCCAATAGGTACACCTTTACCATCTTCCACGGAGTCTATGATTCCATCTAAAAGACGTAGCATATCCGGATCCTTTATTTTTTTACGGAGAACCTGCTTTAATATTACATGGTTTATTGAAGGGTAAAATTTGCGAATATCTAATTTCAAACAATATTGTGTACCGGGTACATCACTCTGCAAATCATTAAACAGCCTGTTGAGACAGGAATGTATTCCCCTATTACGAACACAAGCGTAAGAATCTCGAGTTAAACAGCTCGTCCATATCGGCTCCATAACTAACATTATAGCCCATTGAACTACCCGGTCCCGAAAAGGGAGACGATAAATCAGTCTCTCTTTTGGTTCGTAAAGGTAGAATAGAGTATAAGGCGAAGTCTTATAGGTATGAGTTAATAATTCGTTATGCAGTTGCAAAATATTTTGTTCGAGATCTGCCTCGAATCGCTTGACCTCGCCTCTTTTCCTTTTTCCTCCTGCACAAGCATGATAAAAAGCATCATTCAAATTTTCAACCGAACAAACCCGCTCGTACAAATTACCTAATCGCTTCATGGTTCTGTGTGTCTGTGTGTCTGTATTGCGTAATAGGAAGCGGTCGAGACTACAAGAGACCTACTAGCATCCGTTTTGCATTTTATTTTTTGCCTAGAGGCAAGGCTTTCTCTTCACTCCTTGAAAACTTTTGCAATCATAGAGGGGCTGAAACCGTAGCATTCGTATTCGACCACGCATTGTTGACATTCGAGTAAGACGAACTCGCATTCGTGCCATTGTTAGCGTTGCCACCCGACAAACGACAACGGAAACTAACCCGTTAAAAAGAGAACAACCTATTAAAAGAGACTACAAAGCAAAACCTCGAGCAATTTTAACACGTCAAAAGTAGCACAAAAATCATTCAACAAAAACTAATTAGTATATAACTTACTCTACAGGAGTTTATTTTTTTTCAAAGTT